GGTGTCGTCCGGTAAATCGTACGTCGCAGTGCCCTGTACCAAATTCTTCGTGCCCTGCTCAATCGTCCACATATTGATGCCACGATTCGCCCACTCTATCGTCAAGAGGTTCATAGACCGACGAGCCGTACGCAAGTCATAGCCTGAGCGCATTTCACGCCCAGCTCGCTCGAACGCTTCTTCAGCTATGTCGGTGAACTCAAGATTAAAGTCGGTTGAGCCGCTAGTGGTCATCTATATCTCGCAGTCTTAGCGGCAATTTTTGCCGGTTGTTTAACGAACTGCTTACCTGCACTTTTTCCAGCTCGCTTTGCCTTAGTTGTTGCTGCGTATTCAGCAGGGCTAAGAGCATTAATTGCCGCCGACGGGAGGTATCGTTCGCCAGTTTTGCTAGACGGTTTACCACTTTTGGTTCGCCATTTCTGATCGCCCCAATCCTTCAGCGACTTTTGCGGAGCTTTCAATCTCTGTAGCCCCCACCAGCTTCTTTGTACTTCTTAGCTACTAGCTGTGCTTTTCTCGCGGACCATTGCCCTGCGCCTGTGCCATGCGTTGCTGCGGCTTTAACTTGAGCTACGATCTTCTTGCGTAACCCCGGTTTGGTGTAATTACCTGCTGCATTAACTTTGCCACCTTCAGCGTACTGATCAAAATCAGTATCATCCCGCCGAGCTTTACGCTTGGCAGTGGGCATTTTAGAGGGCGAGATCGCCCCCATTCCGCGAGAGGGCATCAATTTAGCAGCTCCCGCCTTTCATATACCCGCCCTTTTTCATAGCAGGCATTTTTCCACCACCAGCCATCTTGATCTGCTTGCCTTTGGTTTTACCTTTGGTAGCAACACCGTCACGACTTGGGGCAGCAGTCTTAACAGCACCCATCTTGCTTGCGGCCATGCCGCCCATGTTCATCTTTTTCATACCAGTAAACTCCTTACCAACAGATTGAGGGACACCAACTTTCTTTGCGAACTTCGGATTGTTCGCTACTGCTTCCATAAACCTTCTCTGCTTCTCGCTGACTGCTGGCATCTTTATGCCTTCTTAGCAAGCTGGTCAATCTTTGCTTCAAGTCTTTCAAAACCCGAATCAAAGCGTTCCATAATCTTCTCAAGATCCGCACGAACTTCTGCACGAGTGATGTGGTCACGAGCGATTTCCTCCCTCGTTTTGTTCAGCAGGATCTGAATACGTTTTTGTTCATCAGAGGCATGTTTAAGCATAAACATCACAAGTGCCACGAAAAACGACGTAATCAAATTCCAAACAAGCGTACTTGTTTCCATTTAGCACTTCCATGCCCTTAAACTTTTATTGATCCGGCTGTTTGGATCGTTAGCGGTTTTGGCAGAAGTTAGCTTCTTTTTCATGCCTTTCATCCGAGCACAAAAAGAATCCCGGCGAGACCCGCCTTCTGGTTGTGGAGGTTTCAACCCAGGCTTGCCGGGATTTGCAGCATTGTAAGAGGCACGACCTTTAGCATTAAGACCGCCCTTGGGGTTTTTGCCTTCCTTACGCTGCCAAGCAGGAGACTTAGCCATAGAACACCGTGACCTTAGCGTTAGACAGCGTAGCGTACGCGCTCGTTTCGCAGCGGACCCCTTGAGCAGGAATAAAGACATTAAATGTCTCACCACCGGCAATTGTGTTAATCGTAAAGAGTGTAGTACCGCTTGACCCACCATCTTTAATAATTACACTGCCCGCAGAACCTCCCGGCTCGACAACCAACCCACGAACACGCGTTGGGTACGCACTAATGTCGCCAGAAGCCGCTAGCGAAATCGCTTGAACGTCTGTTTGCATAGCCATAATTGGCCTCCGTCATTAGACGTTTTGCTGGCCGAGGAACGGATCAGTAACGTAATACAGGATTTGACCAGAAGCCGTACCACCCGTAGGAGCGTCGCCTGTCGTAGCGCCAGCAGTGATCTTGACCATCTGGGTAGCGGACATAACCACACCCATGTCGTCACCTGCGGTAGCCGTAGACCAATCAAATACTTGCTTACCTGCATCAGCGTCACCAGCAGCGATCAAACCGTTGGGGTCAGAAGCAGAAGTATCCGAATAACCAATCCAGCCCATGTCAAAGGTAGGCGTTGTTCCACCTGTACCAGCAGCGTTGATGTTGACTTGAACAACAACTGCGCCAGCAGGAAGAATTACTGGGGCGGTATTAGCGGAAGAAACTTGAACTGCTGTCGTATCAGCAGCGGTGGGATCAAAATAAAACTGAGCGACCATAAGTCCGGTGCCACAGTATGCGGTGCGCGTAGTATCGCCACCACCAGATCGCCAAATCGATTGGGTTGTTGAAACTGCCATGATAATTCCTTATGCACAAGTCGCTTGCTAATCGGTGCATCGTCTGCTGGGACAGTTTAGCAAGCTGGTTTCCCAGATAAACGGTTTATATCAGGTTGTGGAAGTTGTGTCAATAAGGTGATTGTATTTAGCAAGATTATCTTTTTGCGTCAGCACTTGAAGATTCCAAGGTACGTGTAACCCACATACAAAATCATTAACGAGGGGGATGATATGGTCAACTGCGTGTCGCTCTCCAGTAATCCTACTTAACTCAATTGCAAGGCGGTACTTAAGTCTTATCTCCATCTTGTGAGTTGCAGTAAGCCATTTAGGAGTAGCGTCTCTAAACCTACGCCTTCTAAGGCTAGTCATCTCTTTATACATGTCGGGGTTATTAACCTTGTGGGTCTTCTTATACCGCCGTTTATCCTCATCTGTCCGTGCTTGCGCCCTAGCAATTACTGCTTCTTTATTGGCTTCATAGTACTTACGCTTAGCCTGTTGACCTGCATCAGATTGGTTATAAGCCTTGAAGTACTCAGCGCGAGTGACGTTAGCTTTCTCCCATTCAACCTTTAGGCACTCAATACATACACCTTTTGTTTTGCGGGGGGCTATATGGCCGTGCTTGCAGGGCTCTCCCGTGAAGTAGTATTTAGCGCCTTTGTCTTGGGCTTCTTTTCGGGTTTTGGGTAGGTTTGTGGTGTCCATTTGATCTCCTTAGTTATGACACAGGAAATTATAGGACAAACAAAAGGGGGTTGTCAACCCCCTTCCGCGTTACCAGTATGCCTGTAATTAAGCGCCTTGGCTACCGTAAATACCCAACGGATCGCTCACTCCAAACGAATAACGCTCACGAGCCTTATAGCGAACGTTGCCCGTATCGAAATCGCCATCCATTGAATTTTGTAACGGTGTCCGTACAAAATGCTTCAAGCCATTAGGAACATCGGTCGTAAGGAACCATGCGTTGGTATCGGTCAAGAAGTGATTGACCGTATAGCCTTCGGGGATCGAACCGTTGTTCTTCAAGGCGTTGATGTCGTTGTCGTTAGTACCGACACGGAGTTCGGTTTCCAACAGGCGGGTTGCTACGAACATCAAAGCAGGAGGAACGATGAGCTTGCGGGGCTTAGCAGCAATCAAAAGTCCACGTTCGTCAGTCCATGCAGCAATCTGAATCACTGCGTTTTCCAACGAGGTTTCGTTAAGATCCACGCCCGTAGCGGTCGTGTTGCTGTTAGTACCACCGGAAACCAGCGGATGTGCTGTTGAGAACAAAGGTTGACCATCACCGTAAGTTACGGTAGAAGCAAACCCATTATTCAACACAGCAGCAGCTTTAACCTGCTTGGTGTACGCCATCGACCGTGCAAGAGCTTTTGTGTAACGAGCAGACAGGCTGTCGTACAAGTTATCCTCAATCGCCTCTTCAGTGATCGAGAAGCCGTATGCAATGGTTTCGTGCGTATAACGAGCGGTCCAAGCTTCTTGCGCGTTGTCATAAGCAATGGCGCTACCTTCGTTTTTAACCGGGGCAGCACTAAAGCCTGACAGCTTGGTTTCCTCTTCAAACGAACGCTCGGAACTCTCGGTTTCGTAGATTTCCTTGTGCTCTTCGCCATACTTCGCATACTCCAGACCGAACAATGCGTTCAAGCCGGGGAGAAGCTCTTTCAATAGTTGTGCGCGTGAAATAGCCATTTATATTCCCCTATTACAGTCCGGTTGGGTTGTAGTAGGCATGACCACCATCCACGACAGAGCCGGTTACGTTCGGTGCATTGAACTTAACAATAGCTTCGGGATAGTAAACAGTGCCACTATAAGTAAACGCCGTATCCGGCACCAAATCAACAATACGCAAGGGCAGTGTTGCCGTTACGTTAGCGGAACTCAACAGGATAGCCTGCTGCGAATCCAAAGACGTAGTATTGAGGGTATTAGCCACCAAAGCCACGTTATTGTTGATGTTGGTGTAGGTCAAGCCTGTGGTAGCCGAAACAACCGTTGTGCCTGTAACTACAGCGACTTGGAAAAGCTGATCAGGATCTTCACAGACGTAGGCATTGATAAAGGTGTTTGCCTTTACCGAAGTGCCGCTAATCCATGCCTGCGAGAAGGTCGGTTGACCCGTCACAGAAGAAACAAACTGACAGCCAAGAAACACACCAGCAAAGCCAGTAGCTGGGCCAGTAGTTGTTTCCGTGGTTACAACAATAGTGCCATCCGAAGCAAACTTTACAGGGTCGCCAAAGCCGATGCTAGAAGCACCAGAGGCAATACGACGCTGACGGGTAGCTCCGGCAAACACCTGACCGCCGATCAGATTGATCGGCTTTAGCCCATAGGGCTTGTCTATAGTCGGGTAAGCCATTTGGAATTACTCCTAAGATTGTGAATTACCGCGTCCGAATGTCACCGACGATTTGCGCTCTGTAAATAAAGGCATACGTGGATCATTCTCGCGCATAAAATTACTATCGACAGAACGCATTTGAGCTTCGGCTTGCTGTTGATAGTAAGCGTTCCGCTGATCTACAAATTCTGTCGGGGTTTTGCAGAGCATCAAGCCACCAACAACGATATTGTCTTTGAAACGCTGATTATCATTTTCTAAATAACCAGAAATTTCAGGGTGGTCTTCAGCCCTAACAGGTTCCCAACCTTCGCGTAGTTTAGTTGACACATTACGTGGATCATTCTGACCCATCATAGAAACTCTAATCCAACGGTACTTATACCCAGGTTCAGGTGCAGGGTCAGGCAGTAGCGTGGGGGGTGCCCAGCTACGAGGACGCTCAACAGTTTCACGGGTATCCGACTCACGTTTTCCACGATTTTGAGTTTCAGCAGCTAATTTATTCTCAGCCATTTTGTGTCATTCCTTCCGCTACTTTTTTAGCATATAGTTCAAGAGGGATCTTCAACTTCTTAGCAAGCGCAACCTGCGTTTGTGTCAGCGTGATTTTAGTGGGCGCAACGCTTCGACTCGCCGGGGCTACAACATTACTGCTCGTCCGTTTCGGTTTCTCCTCGCTAGAAAAGCTTTCAGGAAATTTACTACGTAGGGTCTTATTGATCCTCTCGTAATATTCATCCGAACTAGGATCAAAGCCTTCTTCGACCAACTGTTCATGCAGCCCCAGAGTGAAGGCGGTCATAGGTCGGTTAGGCCCAAACCACTGATTTTGCTTTCGCCACGCAAGTGCTTTGGGGTCCGGCTTATTCTCTGAAGCGGATTCAGTTTGCATATTTACAGGAATTTGTGTTTCCTGTAAAGGGGGTGCTTTAAAGTTTTCAACCTTATCCAAACGAAGTTTGGCTTGGGTTAATTCTTCTTGGGCGGCAACAATCTGATCAGCATCCCCCGCGTCATATGCAGTTTTATATTTAGCCCGTGCTTGGGCTAGCGCAAATTCAGCGTTTTGTTTAGCTGTGCCAACTAAAAGCGTTGTGTGATCGCCAAGATTTTTCTTTAATACCTTATTTTCTTCAACAATCTGCTGAGCAAACCTTAAAGCTTCTTCACGCTCACGAAGGGCAGCTTCTTTAGCTCGACGTTCATCGTGGTAACCATGTGACAACTTTTTTAGTCGCCTTTGAACACCTTCGTCATATTTAGAAAGCTCATCGTCGGTTACTTCATTAACGGGCTCTTCAAGCGGTTTACGGTCTTTATCAGGTTCTGGGGTGTCATCAACTATCTCAATCTCAAACTCCGCATCAGCCTTAGCGTCTGCTTTATTTTCAGGTTCTTTCTCATCGGGGAACTTAAATTCAGTTTTATCCATAATTCACCTCACGCACGTTGGATACCACGGGGGTCTTCGACCACCGCTTCAACGGAATCATCGTTAATAATCCGAAACTCACGATCATGAATCTTGAGTCTGGTGCCTGTGTTTGCACGGGTAATAATGAAATCCCCAGGCTTACACCACGGTCCAGTAGGAAAGCGGTTTTGATCTTGATACGCCATATCACCTAGTGCTACGACAAAGAGCACGTTACTCAGTAACTCTTCAAACTTTACTGTCGTATCAGCTTTAATAATCCCGCTATCAAACTTATTTTCAATATTGGGAAGCGTACAAAGGATTTTATAACCCCTAACCTGCGGTAACTGCCTAGCTTTTTCCTGTGCTTCTTCGATAACAGCTTGGGCTGTTTCAGTCATTTTCAAATTCCTCATACCGTTGCACAAGGTCTTGTACCTCCATTCTTGCACGGCGCAGACCTTGGATAACGCCACACAAATTCCTATATTCAGCAAAATCTTTACAGCCACCTTCAGCAAGCGAATCGGCTACTTCACGCTCGCGCTCTTTAAGCTTGTTAAATAAATGGTCGAGCATCTGCCGTTCATAAGTCATTCAATATTCCTTTTAGACATAGCAGTTTTAAGTAAATCAGCTTGGATCTTTTTATCGTTTTGACGGTTTTGATTCGTTAACCGCACGTTTTCTTTCTGTGCGTCAATCTGGATACGCTTATCCTCGTTTTGCAATCGTGCAGCAGCGAGTGCTGTATCGGCTTGGTCTTTCTGTGCTTTGCGCTGTTGCTCCATCATCTTGATCTGAAGCTCCTGCTGCTGCATCTGAACCAGAGGATCTTGGGCCATAGCCTGAGCTTGTTGTTGTGCGGCTTGTGCTTGGTGAATCTGCAACACTTGTTGTGCAGCTTCGGATACATACTTAGCCATAGCAAGTTCTTCAGCTTCAGAAATCTGCTGTTCAGGTCCGGGTAACGGCAAACCGATTCGCTGTTCGATCTCTTGTCTGTATCTAAATCCTAAGTGCTCGGCAACGTGAGCCATCATCGCCGCCTGCATCTGCTGCGCCATCGGGTTCTGTCCAATAGTCTGCATGATGCTCGGATCTTGCAAGAAGGTCATGTGCGTTGTGATATGGGCCTGATGGTCCTGATAGATAAAAGCCTTGAGTGGTGTGCCTTTAAGCACATTCATATTCTCAGTAATAGGATCTTTAGGCTTCTGATCGTCTGGCAGAGGTACTAATTTATCTGCGTTGGGGATACCAAGCACATCAAGCATCTGCCTATGAAGCCGTGGCATGTCGTATAACTGAGGAGCACCCTGAGCAAGCTGTAGGGCAGCTTGATACTGCACAACCCTTTGAGCCATTGTCGAAGCGTTGGGATCACTTACAGGAATAACTTCTACAATGTCGTAATCTTCTTGCTTGACCTGTGGGGTGCCATCCTGTGGGACGTAGTTATAGTCTGGGCTGGTGTACTCCCTGATGATCTCTTTGAGCAGCTTGAACTCTTCTTTCATCGCTGCATGGATGCGAGCCTGTACAGCACCCATCGTCTTTAACTGCCGCTCTAAGAGAGCCAGCGTCGTACCCACCGGAGCCTGACTCGACATGTCGCTGATCTTCATATCAGCCATACCACTGAGCCGTCGTGCTTCTTCGGTAATCTGATTTAATAGAGCAAGAAGAACTTGGCTGGGTTCTTTGTACGGAAGAGGTAGTATGTTGTCTCTGATTGCACCACCGGGAACATCCACATCCCGCCATTCGCCGGGGGCAATAGGCGTGTCGTCACCCTTAATCCGCAGTCCTCTGGACTTCAACCCACCAGGGAGGTTAGACAATGAACCCGCATCAACCAACTGACGAATCAGCATGGTCCCTGCCGTGGCGTAACCACCAATAATATGAATCAACCCGAAGCCATACGCCCCAAAGCCGGGGACATACATATAGTGTATAAAGTGCTGACGCGCACGTTTCTGGCGGTCATCTTCCTTATAGTTGCGACGTATTGCTAAGACCTTATTAGTCCCTTTGTCGATAGTAATGACGTAGGGCACAGGCAGCTCTTCCTCATACCCCGGTAAGTCATACTCAATATGCACTTCACATATCTGATACCGCTCATCTTTAGTCTGCTCAATACCTTCTTTCTGAGCCTTAGCTTTCTCAATATCTGTCTGGTTAGCGTAAGGTTCACCAATATCTACGTCACGGTAGAACCCATTAACTTGTAACCGTTTAATATCATTCTTAGTTTTACGCATCACATGCGTAAGTCGGTCTGTACGCCGGATGTTTGTTACGCCATAGGGGAGGATTATGTCTTCGGCAGGGATATAGAATGAAACTTGGCGTTCGAGTGATGGGTCGTAGTAGACTTTCTTAAATGAAGAACCCGCAAGTGCCACCCCCCACAACGCCCGCTCATGCTCTGAGCGATACTCAGGCATTTTGTCGGTTAACTGATAGTTCATATCAGCCTGTACCCGCTTAGCAGCTTCTTCGATCTCAGGGTCCCAAGCACCGATAATATTAGTCTTTACTGGACCTTGTGCAGGGAATGTCTCCATGATGGACTCGCTCTGGAAGCGAATTGCAGCCTCAGTCAGTAGTGTGGAGAACACACCACAAGCGCCATCCCAAGGCTCAGTCACCTCGTCATAGCGCAATCCAAGCACATCTAAACCTTTGACATAGGTATCAACCCAATCTTTACGACTATTAATATCAGACTCAACTAACTCCATGATGTCACCTGCAATCTTTTGCAGATCGCTTTCGCTCATAAACTCGGCTAAGTTAGAGTCAAACGCTTCTTCCTTTTCGCCTTCTTCGGGCATCAGATCAATCTCAACACCATCAACACCAACTGACACACCTTCTGGGTTAATAATTTCAATCTCAATGGGTGCTTCTTCCATACCAAGGGCTTCAATCCCTTCGGGAGCGCCGTATAAACTTTTATCAATAGCCATCACAAAACCCTTTACAAATAGTAGCCGCGCTTAGCACCACGAAAACCCCGAAAATACTTAATATCGTCTGGTTCATCGCTTGGTAGACGCAAAAACCCACCCTGCCTAAAACGCATCAGCGCCATCGTCGTTGTATCCACCAAGTCATCATGGCTCATAAACGGAAACCCAGCAACTTCTTCCACCACTTCTTCAGCCCAGCGTGTTTCAGGCACCCACACTAACCCTTGTTTAATAATGTCGGCTACTGAGTTTAGCCGCGCCAATTTATCGCCCGTACCTCGATGTGGTGTGTATTCTTGAACCGGGATACCCATGCGACGAAACTCTTGGTAAAGTGCCGTGCCGGACACCTTCTTTTCAACAATAAACGCATCGGGTTCCCATTCTCGCCATTGTTCCATCGCAAGATCTTTAAGGTCAGGGAACTCCACTCTCTTTTTGATCGCGTTGAGCAAGATGATGTTGTAATTCTTCTCTTCCTCATTATTCCAAACTCCCCATACAGTGATCGCGGTAAAGTCGGCACGGTTGTGTGTTTCGGCTGCGGCGTCCAGAGTGACAATAATGTAATCACAATCAGGTGGGTCTTCTTTTTTCCACACCTTCCACCACTCACGTTTAACAACTGAAGCTTCCTCAGCCGTGGGGTTTTGCTGATACTGAGCGTTCCACTGGAACACCGGCATGGAAGCTTTTGTGCGGTGCAGTGCTTTTAAATCAAAGAACTCAGGCCACAGCGGTTTTTCATCAGGGGTGTCAGGATTAAAGATGGCAGGAAACTCAACCACCCTAAACTGGTCAGCTAACTCGGAGTTAGCCATATCACGCGTCACCCGACCTGTCAGGTCGTCCATATGCCAACGGGTTTGCACAATCGCTACCCGCCCTCCGGGCATCAAGCGTGTACGCGCTCCAAAGGTATACCACTCATAGGCACGTTCAAAAACATCAAAGTTGCCATTAATAATGTCTTGTTCATTGTGTGGGTCGTCAATTAAGAGCAAGTCAGCGCCACGCCCAGCAAGAGCAGAGCCAACACCGCAGGCAAAATACTCACCGCCAACATTAGTATTCCATCGACCCGCAGACTTCGAATCAGCCGCAAGATCAACCGTCGGAAAAACCTCTTTGTACGCATCACTAGCAATCAAATTCCTAACTTTTCGCCCAAAATCCACGGCAAGGTCTGTGGTGTGCGACACCATCAAGATCTTTTTATCAGGAAATTTTCCCAGAAACCATGCAGGGAAGTAAATAGATACAAGCTGACTTTTACCGTGGCGTGGTGGGATATTAACGCACACCCTATCTTCCAACCCCAAGGCTGTTTTCATCAATAAATCAGCCAAAATCCTGTGGTGCTTCCCAACTTTGTAGTCAGGCTGCATATGCTTACAAAATTCAATTAAATCATTACGACAAGCGGCTGCGTGTTTACGTCTGGTTAACTCATCGGCTACTGCTTCAATTTCTTCTTGTTCTTCAGGGGAAAAATTGTGCAGGTTTTTCAATAAAACCATGATTTCCGCTTCAGTAAGCGTCATCAGGCTCATTGTTTGACCTCTTCAACCTCTTTTTCGTCGTTTATACCCAATTCAACGTCTACATCAATCACATCTTCGTCGGTTTTTACCGTAGTAGAGGTATTTCCTAGGAGTTTTTGCAGTTTTTCTTTTAGTTTTGCCTCTAAATCAGTCGTTGACCGGTGGTTGATGGTCACTTCGGTGCGGTCTGTGAACAAACCAACGTCAGAAATACGCCCCAGAAGCTCTAATGCACGGATTCTTATCTTGGGATCGGGGTCTGCACTCTCTTGAATGAGCTTATTGGTCACATAAATACGCAGTTGTACCGCCGATTGCACCACTTTTTTATCAAACTCACCCAAAATTTCCTGTAAATGCACCATACCACCCGTTGTTTGGGGCAGGTTTGTGGTTTGGGTTTTAGTTTTTTGGGGGGTCAACGTGGGGTCAGCAATCTTATGAAGGGTTTTTTCAGCCGCTACTTTATCTGCTGACGTAGGTTTGGCCTTTAGACCTTTCTTTTTTAGTTCCGTAACGGTTTCGCAAGCGGCTTTTGCCACAGCATACAGGTCTTGGTAGGGGATATTGTCCGCTACCGACAAGGGAATACTTGTATCAGGTAAACAATTCATCACGGGAATAAAGGCACCGAGTGAATAAGGGTGCCATAACTTTATATGTAATTTTTTATTTTAGCAAGGAGGTTGGGACTCCTGACGGGGGGTGTTTCTATATTGAGGGGGTGGGGTAGCAGGATAAAAAATTTAAGGGTGGGGGGCTAACTAAGAAAAGCAAGGAGTATTTGCTGTTTTTTCAAAAAGGGGTGGCAACGGTGGCAAGTAGAGGGGGGTAAAAAATTTAGAGGTGGTAGGTTAACTGGCTAAAGTAAAAATAAATGTGGTCTTCTTGAGCGTCTTGCTCATCTTGATTTGGGAAGGGGGGTGGGGGTTCGTGCGAAATAGCAGCACACAGCACGCCGATGGTACCTAGCCGCTGTCGGGGGGGTCGGGGTACGGTGGGGTCGCGCCTTGGGGTTTTCCTACTGTAGGATATTCTGGCGTATCAGGCAATGCCATAACCTAGCAAAGCATGAAAGCATTTTGCTACACTAGAGTCACGGCGACGTGCCGTGTTAACTTTGGAGCATGTTATGAGTACTAAGCAAAATACCAAGCCAAGCAAGGTTTCAGTTGAACTATCAATCGAGTCAATTCTGACTGATACTAATAAAATTGCCAGTGTAGTACTTGCTGAATCAATCGCCCGTCAAACTTGCGCCGATACTTGCAGTAAACTTATTCCACGGTTGCATAGTGCGGGAGTCAAAGTAGGTCGGCGCAATGGTTCAAATGCTTGCTCGGTCGCTGCGATGTTTTACGATACTTTGATTGCCGGTGGGTTAGCTGCTAAAACGGCATCAAACTATCTGACGACGTTCAAAACGGCGGTTGAATCAGGCAAGGCGCCGACCGATTGGAATCTTGCAAGGAAGGGTAAAGGTAAGAAAAGCAAGAAAGAGCCAAAAGAGTTTTCGGCGCTGCTGCTGCCAGCGTTTAACCATGATGACGGGGTTTCATTCGAGGAATTGTGCAAGCGTATTCAATCCGGATACGATGACGGAAAGTTTGGTGTTTTATATGAGGGTTTTATCGACTATCTGAAAAGCGAAGGGATTGAAATTACCGAGTAAATTTTTGCTTCGCTCAATTTTTAACCCACCGAAAGGTGGGTTTTTTATAGGGGTTCAACGATGGATAGGTTCGACAGTTTCATGCTTGGTTACATGGTAGCAATGCTTATGATGACAATAACCCTATGGTTTCATGGAATCATTTAGGCTTGATCGCTCAATTTTTAGCCCACCGAAAGGTGGGTTTTTTTTCGCCTGTATGTTCTACATTCTAGAACCTATAATTTCCTACCGTAGGAAAACTTGGGCTTGGCGTTATGCTGCGAGCAGCATAACGGTTTTCTCGCAATGTGTCAACCCCCCATTGATAGTAGTGACCGAGAGCAGCGGCGCGTTTTCGGAATTTATAACTTGCACTATATTGCATGTGACCAGACTTTTCCTACCGTAGGAAATATATTGCATGTGGATAGTAGTGACAAAGAGCAGCGGCGCGTCGATTTTCGTTAAGCAGATGACGCAGGATTTCCTACCGTAGGAAGTTTTGATAGGTTTACGCACCAGACTGAACTAAAACCTAATGTGGCATAGTTCAACCACATATCACGATATGATAGCCACAAATACCCACAATCTCCACTTTATCAATATGCTAGTTTATGCAAGCAGATGATAAACGCATATAATGACATTTACTTATATATATTACTATCACTATCACTTTATAATAGTATATGTAAACGTATGAAAAATACGTTCGTGAGCCGGTTTTGCATAGGGTTTTTGGCCTCCTGCCAATTTAAATTAATAAATTGTTTTATTTTAAATCTGGGGTGCTCCGACCCCCCCAAAACCCCCAAAACCCTGTTTTTGGGGGTACCATTTTTCGCCCTAAGCAAATCAATCACTTACCCGTCGACAATATAGCCACAAATAGCCACACTTACTTACAGATACTTCTCAACACCACACACTACCCCTAACCATCATTTATCACCCAACATCTCAATTTGACATCCCCTACCATTTGTGGTACACTCGAATTTCGAGCTGGACAAGTCCTCCTCGACGGGTTTTCCTACCGTAGGAAATCCCCCGCTCTTTAACAATTCAAGCAAGTCCGTAGGCCAGATAGCCCATGCGTATGACCCTGCTCGCGACGAGCGGACATGGGTGCAGCAACCTAAACTGCGTGGCAGCAGTCTAAAAGCGAGCCGTGTGCATTGTGAACCGAGTAGCAACCACACCCAGCCAACCAACGCCCCTGACAATTTCCTACCGTAGGAAAACCAGCGAACCCGATTAGGTAGCACCCACTAACCCGCCCCTGAGTAAAACGCCCTGCATCACACGCGACGTTATCGACAGTACCGGACATAGGCTCAGACATACAAGCTCGACCCACTCGATGAGGGCTTGTGAGTTTTTTGGTGGTTGGCAACCGCCCCTGCGCCTTCGTTGAACCATTGGGGAACCCCCACTGCTTGCACATGCAGAAACGAAAAACAGACTATCGAGGACACATAACAGGACGTAGCACGTAGGGCATGGGCAACCGTGCCCCTCTTGGTGCGCCTTGCACCGCTATCGCTGGAACCGGCTCTAGCGATTTTCCTACCGTAGGAAATCTTTACA